CGTCTATACTCGCGGCATCTTCGTGGATGTCGATAAGGACGACCTCCTTGGCTTGTATCTCAAGCAGGAAGGGTGCTGTGCCCTGACGGGTATGAAGATGAACTGGCACACTAAGGGCACCCAAGGCCGGAATAAAAAGGCAAATGCTGCGCCGAGCGTGGATCGCATCGATAGCAACGGCGATTACGTCATGGGCAATATCCAAATCGTAATGTCCATTGTGAACATTATGAAAAATGATCTGCCGCAAGATACGTTCATTGAATTGTGCCATCGAATATCGGCCCAAAATTTATCGCTGTGAGGCGTTCATGTCCGCAGAAATCCTCCCCTTCCGCACTAAGAAGCTGACCGGGTTTCTCCCGGAGGAAGAGGTAAGATTACCTGCTGGTCTTGAGAAAGCTTATCGCGAGGTCAGGAAGGAATTGGCTGATTTGGTGGATATGGTCCCAGCGGAATATTGCGCGCCTGAGAACGACCCTACTTGAAAGTCCTTATTTGCGTTCCCGCCTTCGGGCACATGATGAATTCGCAGACGGCAATAAGCCTGATTGCGCTTACTAAGGAAATGACTGACAGGGGAATATTCGGCGGCTGCAATGCGGTATCGTTCCCTGATCTGATTGACCTCCGAAACATATTCCTCACGTTATTTTTCGACCGATCCGACGCAACGCATCTTCTCCTGGTAGACGCTGACATGCAATTCGAGCCCCAATTAGTCGGGGACATGCTGTTAGCGGATAAGCCCTTAATCGGCTGTATTTACCCAACCAAGCGCCTTCCAATGACGTGGGTAGGATCATCGCTTGACCCGCCGGCAGAGCCAGAAGGCGGTTTACTCGAACTGGAATACATCGGCTGTGGCGTAATGCTGATCCGCCGGGATTGCATTGAGAAGATGATCGCGGCTGACCAGGTTGAGATCGAGACGGACCTGACGAAGACCGCACTGGCGGGTCTCTTGAAGCCTCAGGGCGCAAATCGTCTGATCAAGGCATTCGACAAGCTGACCAATTCGCAGGGGCGATATCTGAGCGAGGATTTCAGCTTCTGCGAAAGGCATCGGAAGGCCGGCGGCAAGGTCTATGCTGTGATCGACCACCAGATCACGCACCTCGGGATTATGCCGTTTACGGCGCGATACAGTGACTTGTATGAGCGTAAGGAGGCGGCGGAATGACGGGAAGCTTCGATTTGGACAATGATCTATGGATCGATGTTGACGCCTCAACGCTCCCGGCGGGATTCCCGCGTGATGCGTGCTCTACAATGACGCGCTGCGAAGAGATAAACGGCGCGTACAAAGCCGTCACCTCCATAAATCTGACCCGGTACATTCGTCACCTCATGCGACCCGATTGGCTTAATGCCGCGCTCACCTCTTCATCCGCCAACATCACCATTGTCGGCAATACCCCGACGACGGGAGGGGAAATTGGCTAAGCCCGGTGAAACTACACCGGGGAAACAGGGCAAGCTGTCCTCTCCTTGGGAGCCAGGCCAGTCAGGGAATCCACTTGGCCGCCCTAAAGGCTCTCGCAACAAGCTTGGGGAAGCGTTTATTGAGGCGATGCACGACGATTTCCTGCAGCACGGGGCCGCTGTGATCCAAACTGTCCGCGCTGAAAAGCCGGATCAGTACCTCAAGGTAATTGCCTCGATCCTTCCCAAGGAACTTCATGTCAAGGATGCGTCTCTGGACGACATGAGCGATAATGAACTCATTGAACTCCTCGCTGCCGTTCGATCCCTCACTTCTTCCGACAGTGGAAAGAAGGCTCGCGGTAGAGGTCCAAAGACGGAAAGCGAAGAAGGAGCAGGCCCGGCGCGGCGGCCTAATTAAGTTTATCCGCTATTTTTGGGATGTGTTGGAGCCGCAGACAGAGTTTGTGGATGGGTGGCCGCTGGAAGCTATTTGCCGACATTTGGAGGCGATTACATTCGGGGAGCTAAATCCTCCTCGGCTGCTGGAGAATGTGCCGCCCGGCTTCATGAAGAGCTTGGTGACGAATGTATTCTGGCCGGCATGGGAATGGGGCCCGATGGATCTGGCGCATTTGCGCTATGTAGCGTTCTCCTATGCTGCGTCACTGACGTTGCGCGATAACAGGCGGTTCCTATCTCTTTTGCTGGCCGAAAAGTATCAGGCGCTGTGGGGGGACAAATTTACCCTTCTCAAGATCGGCGAGGAATTGGTTTCGAACGACAAGACGGGTTGGAAGCTGGCTTCGTCAGTCGGGGGTGTTGGTACTGGCGAGCGCGGCAATAGAGTGCTTGTTGACGATCCTCACAACGTCAAGGAGCAGGAATCCAAGGTCATCCGGGAAGGAACCGTCCAGTGGTTCCAGGAATCGATCCAAAGTCGCCTCAACGATCTTAGGAAGGATGCCATTATCGTTATCATGCAGCGGGTGCATGAAGCTGATGTGAGCGGCTCGATAATTGAGTCGATGCCCGAGTACGAGCATCTCTGTATCCCTATGGAATACGAAGAGGTGCGCCATTGCGCAACCAGCATCGGCTGGTCTGACCCGCGCACGCATGATGGCGAGTTGGCTTGGCCGGGCCGGTTCGACACCGAGGAGCTTAAGGTATTCAAGCGCCGGCCGTATCTTTGGTCCGGGCAATACCAGCAAATGCCCGTGCCGCGTGGCGGCGCGATCGTCAAGGAAGAATACTGGCAAGCGTGGCTTGAAGATAAGTTCCCTGAGTTTGAATTTGTTCTGGCCAGTGCTGATACTGCATACACAGAAAAAGAAGAGAATGATCCTACCGGGTTTAGTATCTGGGGCATTTTCCGGGACAAGAGCGAAAACCCCCGCGTGATGCTGATGTGGGCGTGGGAAAAGCACAAAGAGCTTCACGGCCAATTGCTGGAGAAGAGGCCCGACGAGACAAAGCGCGAGTATGATCTGCGCTGTATGAAGGCGGACGCGTGGGGCATCGTAGAGTGGATTGCCTATTCGTGCCGGCGCTTCAAGGTTGACAAACTACTGATCGAGGCCAAGGCGTCTGGAATTACTGTCGCGCAGGAAATGCAGCGATTGTACCGTGAGGATGGTTGGTCAATAGAATTGATCAAGCCGGTTGGAGACAAGGTAGCTCGGACGCATGCGGTTGAGCCATCGTTTGCGGCGGGGTTGGTTTACGCGCCGGCCGAAGTTGAAGATGGCATGATATCGTTTCCGGATTGGGCACAGCGAGCAATCAACCAATCGGCTTCATTCCCAAAAGCCCCGCGCGACGATATTCACGACTCAATGACGCAAGCGCTATCCTGGCTGCGGCGTCAGGGCCTGATCGCGCACAACTTCGAGACAGCGGCCGAGCTACGCGACGCGATGGAGTTTCGGCCGGAGCCGAAGGCGCTGTATGATGTTTGAGGCACGTAATGTGGGGCATGAATAGCGGCGATACTACGTTTGCGATTCTTGTTATCTGCTGCACTGTTTACTATTGCTGGTCGAAGTATTGCGAATGTCGTTGGCCCAAGCGAGATGAAGAATGACCGACAAGCAAACCCTATCCCTCAACGAATCGGAATGGCGAGGACTGCTCATGCAGAACCTCGTTCAGGCCCATGAGTTCGCACAGGGGGCACATCGTATTGGGCCAATCGAGGTCAAAGGACTTCATGAGCGCCTTGACCGGATGAAGGCATTGGTCGCGGCTTGGCATTTAAGCCAGCCTGCGTTGCCTCCGGGCATGAGCAATCCAGGTACGCAGCAGGAGACAAATGCGCCTGTGCCGCAAGCTAATGGTGCTGAGCCCAAGAAGAAACCAGGCTGGCCGAAAGGTAAGCCCCGCAAGCGCGCCAATCCAGATCAGGTGGTGCAGTGATGGCGCGTCGAGAAATATATGAAACGCAGAGCCGTCTGCAGATGATCACAGCCGAATTATCCACTCCGGAAACGCCCAAATATTGGCGGCCAGATAGCGTGGTAGAAAGCAATGGTTGTCTGGTTGCAAAGTACGGACAGTTCGAACTTCAGGCTAATCTTGCTGGGCAAGAAAGATCTGCTCTAGAGGAGGCAATGAGGCAAGCACTTTGGCAGGCCGCTTATGCCCACCTGACACGACCAATCTGCGTTTAAATGGCCTCACCCTTCGCAGCTTCCGTCCTCCCATTCACTAAACCGGAGGACGAGGAGCCGCGCCTGCCGCCGATCGACATCGACCTGACCAATGGCGATGACATATCCTTTGAATCCGGCGCGAAGAAAACCGAACTGCCTGACGGCTCAGTTGAAATAGACCTGACCGGCGGCGCAACGCGATCAGGCCCGAAGTCCGACAAGTTCAACGCCAATCTGGCCGAGGAGATGGAGGAAGCGGAGCTATCCCGCATTGCTTCTGACCTGCTAGAAGGTATTCAGCGCGACAACGACAGTAGGTCAGAGCATCTGCAGATGCTCGCAGACGGGATCAAATTTCTCGGGTTTACTTTTCAGAGTGGAGCAACAGCAGGCGCTCAATCATCAGCTCCGCTTGAGGGTATGTCGACCGTCTATCATCCGCTTCTGGCGGACGCATGCCAGTTGTTCCAAGCAAACGCCTCTGGCGAACTGTTACCCGCCTCTGGGCCACTGAAAGTTCGCGATGACCGCCCGCAGAAACCACAAGGACTCATGGGCCACAATGGCGGTCCCCCGCTTGATGGTCCCAATCCATTCACACCTTCACCGAGCGTGCCTGTTTCAGGGCCTCCCGCGCCCGGTATAGGCGCTCCTGGTGCTCCTCCTGGCGCCGGGATGCTGCCTGCTCAACCTGCACCGCCGCAGAATGTTCCTATGCCCGGGCCACAACCGGGCATGTCTCCGCCGCCGCCAGCGATGGCTGCTCCTCCCATTGCAGTCGCAGAACCCCGCGACGAACTCGCCAACGCACTGGAAAAGGACTTCAACCATTACCTGACGAGCACGGCCAAGGAATACGTGCCTGATACTGATCAGATGCTGTTCAAGGTCGGCTTTGGCGGGCTGGGGATTAAGAAGGTCTACAACTGCCCATTGCGCCGCCGGCCTGTTTCTGAATCGGTCGATATCGAAGACTTCATTGTCTCGAATGCACTGACTGATTTGTCCAATGCAGGTCGTATCACTCACCGGATCAAGATGCGCCCTTCGACCTTGAAGCGCATGCAAATCCTGAAAGTGTATCGTGATATCCCGATTGGGCAGCCAAGCGCACAGGCAGACTCGCCGAACACGGTAGATCAGGCCAAGGCTGAGGTTGCGGGCGTGCAGCCCCAGGTATCAGACCCGAGAGACGCCGATCACATCCTGTTCGAATGCTATTGCGAATTGGATCTGGATGAATTCGCCCCCGAGCAATTCAAGGGCAAAGGACTGAACCTTCCGTTCCGCGTTACAATCGAGAAGGAAAGCCAGAAGATACTGGAGATCACGCGTAACTGGAGGGAAGATGATCAGGAATGTACGGCGAAAGAGTATTTCGTTGATTTCCCCTACATGCGCGCTTTTGGCTTCTACTGCATTGGTTTGCTCCATCTTCTCGGCAACACCACTAAGGCACTCACCGCTCTGTGGCGTGAGTTTATTGACGCTGGCATGTTTGCGAATTTTCCTGGCTTTTTATATCTCAAGGGAGCGGGTCGACAGCTAACCAATCAATTCCGCGTCGCTCCCGGTTCTGGCGTCGGTCTAGATTCATCCGTCACCAATATCCGCGACGCTGTTATGCCGCTGCCGTACAAATCACCGGATGCGGGCTTTGTGCAGTTCGTCGGCCATGTGGAAGAACTCGGCCAACGTCTCGGTGGAACGGCAAATCAACCGACCGCGGAAGGACGAGCAGACGCGCCGGTTGGGACGACCCTAGCTCTCATAGAGCAGGCTTCCAAGCCAATAGGAGCGGTCAACAAGCGGCTTCACAATGCGCAGGCGCGAGAGTTCGCACTATTAAAGGAGCGTTTCAAGGACGATCCGGAGGCGTTCTGGCGGTTCAACAAGCGCCCCACAATGCCATGGGTGAAAGAGCAGTTCGTTGCCGCTCTTAACGATTACGATCTGGTCCCGGTATCCGACCCGAACAACCCGACGAGATTGCACAGGCAGGCCAAGGCTGAGGCATTCAAACAGGTTGTGGCCATGGCGCCGCAACTGTTCAATCAGAAGAAGGCGATCCTTAAATACTCCGACGACATGGAGATTACCGGAGTTGAGGAGACGATGATACCAGGCGATGCGCCGCCGCCGGCCGCTCCTCCGGTTGACCCGGCCAAGATGGCTGAGGTCCAGCAGAAGGGTGAGCAGGCCAAGCTGGATGCCGCTGCCAAAGCAGACGACAACAAGGCGCATATCGAAGAACAGGCCATGGAGATGGCCGACCGCAAGGCTGACCGCGAATCCCGCGAGCGTATCGCTCAACTGACGTTCAGGACGGAGCAGATCAGGGCTGCGGCCTCTATTGCAGTACATACAGACAAGACGGAATCAGCCGAACGAACGCTGACCATGAAGCTGCTGTCAGAGCATGCTGGAAAAGCCCACGCGCAATCCCACGAACTGGACAAGTTGGAAGCCACTCAAATCCACCAGCAGGCCGAAGGCGAAGTATCGCACGAGCGCGCCAAGGAGATGGCTGAGCATACGGCCAAGCTCGTGCCTAAGCCGACGAAGGGTGGCGAGTGACCGGACCCGGGCACGACGTGGAAGATAACTATTGCGAGCTTGCGCAAGTATCCCCGCCAGTCAAGCCGCGGTTCTGCACCTTCCCAATTAAGCCACACCCAAAGGAATATCTGGTGACCGCCGAAATCGACAAAGCGGGAAGAGAAGTAATGACCGGCGATAAGATCGAGCAAGTTCGCGAAGCTATCGCGGAAGCTGTGCGCCTTTCGGGCGGGGTGGTTGATCGGTATGTGGCTCGGGTCGCTTTAGGCGTTGTACGTGATCATTTGGCTATGCTTGGCGAAAGCGGTTCATCTGCTTACGACCCAGCAATTGATGAGATCGATTCAATTCTGGCTTTAAGGAGAGATGCGGCATGACCGACAAAACCCAGAAAGTAGACCCCAGCGTTCGCCCCGAGCAGATGGAGCAAAAGGGCGAGCCGCGCGGTTCTGTCCCGATGTCTGTGACGATGGGCAAGCCACAGGCTTATAAGCCTCCGAAGCCGGGGCCGAAGTGAGCATCTACGTGATTGCCCGGGATGGTGGATATGAAGGTCATTCGCCGCCAATCCAAGCATTTAATAATTTGACGGACGCGCGTGCCGCAGTCGCGCTCGTCGCTTCCGAGTCCTTTGAAATATTCGAAGTGCCAGTTTGGCCTGAAAAAGCAACTGAATGGTTTCGTATCGAACCAATTAAGGGTGAAACACCATGAAACACGTCGGCGAATCTCAGAAGCGCACCGCAGCAATGAAGCAGCAGTACAGCAACTGCAAGGGTATGGCGAACGGGGGGAGGGTGAAGGCATATCCCGACATGAAAGCCGGTGCTGGCTCGGGCGAGGGACGGCTTGAGAAGGTCAAGGAATACGGGTCGAACGCGAAGAAGAAGTAACAGCCATGACTATGTATTATTCACAGGCCGAGATGGACTACGTTGAAGGCCAGCGCATGAAGCGGATTTTAGAAGCCGCAGCGAGTGGGAAAATTGAACTCGTTAAGGACGACGAGGGTGTCAGGCGATACGTCAAGGATGGCAGGTATTGGCAGCCTGACATGTCGGACATTAAGCGTTTATGATCATCGAATCCAAGCTAGTTGATCGCCTGACCGAGAAGCTCAAGGCTGAAGACGAGCGCGCCGTTGAGATGATGGCTGGCGGTAACATCGTTGATTTCGCTGCATACCGATATTCAGCCGGCTATCGCAAGGCATTGGCTGACTGCAAGATATTACTCGATGAAACCTACAAAGACCTATTGGAGGAGTGAGGATGGCCGCCGCTAAGAAGACCACAGTTGCCAAGCTTGTGTTGCCTGATGCCAGTGACCTGAACGCATTCGGAGTGAGGAAAGACAAGATCGAAATTCTGGCGGATTCGTCCGATCAGCGTGCCACCATGCGGCAGTTGGTTGGCGATCTGTCCCGCATCAAGGTTATGGGCAATCGCGTCCTTGTCGGTATCTACATTGAACCGAGCAAGAAGGGCAACCTGTGGCTTGGCAAGGAAACCCTGAAGGAGAGCGTTTATCAGGGAACTGTAGGTCTGGTTCTTAAGTGCGGCACGCAGGCATTTAAGGACGATCCTGAGAACAAATTATACTTTCATGGCGACAAGGCCAACGAAGGCGATTACGTCGCCTTCCGTGCTGGTGATGCCAAGCGCTGCCAGATCAATGGGCTGGATTGCCGGTTCGTTGAAGACGTTTTAATTGATATGGTTATCAGCGATCCCAACATCGTAACCCACGAGAAGATTTAGGGGATGCCGAAAGCCAAAGGACCAAGGCTGGAGTCGGCCAACCACCACCTTCTACTCAATCTGCTCCACTACAATCCAGAAACTGGTGTGTTTTGTTGGAAAGAGGCAAGAGGCGGGTTTGCTCAGGCGGGGGATGTTGCTGGTGGAGTGATGTCACATGGATACCGGCACATTCGAGTATTTGGTCACATCTACAAAGCGCATCGCTTGGCATGGTTCTATGTGCATGGTGAATGGCCTGCAAAAAGTCTTGATCACGCCGACCTGAACCGAGACAACAATTCGATTGCCAACCTAAGAGAGGCGACGAGGCCGGAGAACGCAGCAAATTCTAAGGCCCGGACCAACAATACATCGGGCTTTAAGGGCGTTTCCTTCATGGGCGGATACAAACGCAAATGGGTAGCTCAGATCAACGACGAAACAGGGAAGCGCCGCGTTATCGGCCGCTTTGAAACTCCAGAACTGGCCCACGTTGCTTATTGCGAGGCGGCCAGCGCTCAATTCCGCCAATTTGCAAGAGGATGAACCATGGCCCTTCGCGCACTAAAGACCGACGAGGAAATCGCCGCTATCCCGCTTGACCAGGAAATCCTGGTCGAGCTTCCGGGCGGCGTGATCGATGAAGAGCAGACCGAGCCAGAGAAACCGAGCAAGCCCGAGAAGGCTGAGCCCGATGGCGCAAAGGTCCTGCAGGAGCAGCTAGAGGCCGCACAACGCGCTCAGGCTGCATCCGATGCAAGGGCCGAGCGGGCAGAACGAGAAGCCGCAGAAGCCCGCAGGCTTGCGACTGAGGCTGATAAGCGCACGGCCTCGCTGGAAGGCGATGTCATCACGGGCGGTCTCGCGGCTGCTCAGGCTGAGGTTGCCTCTGCCAAGCAAGCCCTTCAGGTGGCAGGTGAAGCCGGCGATTACAAAGCCATGGCAGATGCTCAGGAGCGTATCGGCCGGGCTGCTGCAAAGGTGCTGCACTTCGAATCCGGTGCGGCTGAGATTGCCGAGCGGCCCAAGGGTGAACCCCGTCAAGAACAGGTTCTACAGAAGCCGCTTGATCCGATCCTGGCTGTGGATTCCAATCCCAACCTGCTGCCGGCCGAAAAGGAATGGCTCAAGGCTCACCCCGACGCGGTTGTGGACGGCAAGCGCAATAACGAGCTAGGCGTGGCCTATGAACGGGCGATCAAGAAGGATCTAGTCCGTGGTACGCCCGCCTACTTCGCATTTCTCGAGGAATTCATGGGCTACAAGCAGCCCGACACAAACAATGGAGAGACCAACGTGTCAGCACCTCCGAGCCGTAATGAGCGGGGAGGCGATGGCAGGCCGTCTCCGAACCGAATTACGCTTACGCCAGAACAGCGTGAGATCGCCAAGAGCATGGGCGTGACCGACATTGAATACGCCCGCCAGGTTCAGGCATTCGAGCAGGCCCGCAAGGCAGACCCGGAAAAATATCAGGGACGATAGGAGCATATCATGGGACGCGCACCAGTTAGAGCAACGGCTATTCGTGCACAGGAACCAGAAGCGCCGAAGCGCCGGAATACTCCGGTAGCCAAGGTTGGGCGGCTTCGCAAGGACGCGGCCCAACGCTCGCTTCTGGATATAGACGCTGGCATTATTGCCATGCTCGTGGAGCAGTACGAGGCAGACTTGCAATGGGTGGCTGATTCCGTGCTGGGGAAGCCGGACCCGGCCAGCCGTAACGCCTTCGAAATCAATGGGTGGTTGCCTGTTACGCCGGATATGTTCGGCGGCGTGTTCGACGGCATGTACACCAGAAAGGGCGATAAGGGGGAAATTCGCATTGAGGGTCTGGTGCTGATGTACAGGCACATTAGCGATACCGAAGAGGCCAAGGCGGAAGAAGCCAGAGCCCGCATCGGCGCCATGAAAGCGCAAGAGAACATGATCAAGGGCGGTGTTATTCCCGGCCTATCATCCGGGTTTGAATCCAATCACCCAACGGCGATTTCACGCAACGTGTTCAATCGCACAGTACACGAACCTATGGACATCCCGAGAGAATAATGCGCCGGCTACTCGATTGGGAGCGCGACGCGATCGTTGACGCCATGGCCTCAGGCGAAAAGCGCGAGTCCATTGTGGCAGAGTTTGGTGTCAGCCGTTCCTATCCGTCTGTTCTTGCAAGGCGGCGCGGCGTAGAGCCTCGCACGTCCTACAGGACAAAAGGGTTACAAATCGAAAAAGCTGTAGTAGCTACTTGATCTGAGATTCTGCGGGCAACGCGCTGTTGTCCTTTTCGCCCTTCTCGCGAGGTTCGCGGTGACGGGTTGGCAAAAGGACACCCGTTGTGGCGAACACCAACGCTCCCAATGGCTTTCAATATTTCGGACGCCTCGAAGGCGGTTCCCCGACTGAAGGCCTGACCCCCGCGCTCGTATCGAGCGGCGACACCAATGCACTCGGCTACGGCGATCTCGTCATGCGCACAGCAGGCGGGTACATCACCAAGGCCACTGTGAGCACCACCACCGTTCCTTACGGTGTGTTCTACGGCTGCTCTTACCTCTCAACGGCCATCAGCCGGGTTGTGTTCCAGAACTACTGGGGCGGCTCTGGCTCTGGCAGCGATGTCTCCTGCCTGATCTGCACTGACCCGCAGGCGACGTTCATTGCTCAGTCCGACAATACCGCAATCACGTTCGCTGACATCGGCGCGAACATCAACTTCGTGACCGGCACGCCGAACGCGACCACGCAGATGTCCACCATGGCGGTAGGGCAGTCTCTGATTTCGACCACCAACACGCTCCCCTTCAGGATTGTGGGGCTGCTGTCCCAGTCATCGCCTCCGGGCACTGACGGCACAGACAATGCGTCCGCTTACAACCGCGTCATCGTTCAACCGAACAACTGGGACCGTCAGTCCTCGTTGGGCATCGTCTAAGGAAGGGTTGAACAATGCCTATCGCACTCAGCTCAATAAGGAACCTGCTCTTGCCCGGACTCTGGGCGGTAACAGGCAAGTACGAGCAGCTTCCCGCGGTTCGAAAGCAAATCTTCAAAGAGCGCAAGTCCAACATGGCGCTCGAGCAGTCCACCAGCATGCGCTATCTGGCGCAGGCTTATCTCAAGCAGGAAGGCGCTCCCACTCAGGCCGACAACGCCTCGGGCCAGCGCTACACCTACAACCAGACCCACAACGAGCTTGCGGTTCTGTTCGCCATTACGCGTAAGGCCATCGACGACAATTTGTACAAGACCGAATTCGGGCCTGCTGTCATGGGCCTGAACGAGGCCTTCGATCGCACCAACGAGGCGTTCGCTGCTGACGTGTTCAACAGCGCCACGACCTATGCGGCTGCGAACGGCGGCGATGGCAAGGCTCTGCTGGCGACTGACCACCCGGTGGATGGCGGCACGTTCTCGAACCTGGCTTCGCCCGCGGCGTCTCTGAACGAGACCTCGCTGCTGAATGCTCAGGTCGCGATCAATGCCAACTTCCGCGACAACGCCAACCAGCGCATGAACGCCAAGCCGCGCCGGCTGATCATCCCGCCGCAGCTTGAGCCGACTGCCATTCGCCTGCTCAAGACCGAGCTTCGTCCCGGCACCGCGAACAACGATGTCAACGCGATCCTGTCCACTCAGGGCGGCGTGCCGGACGGTTACCTGGTTTGGAATTACCTGACCTCGCAGTTCGCGTGGTTCCTGCAGACCAATCAGGACGGCCTCGTGTACATGAACCGCGTGGCGTATGAAACGGACATGAGCGTGGAATTTTCAACGGATAATTTGCTAGTAAAAGGCTATCAAAGAAATTCGTACAATTACAATGAGCCTCGCTCGTTGTACGGTTCAAACCCGACTTCGTGAGCCGCTAATGTCAGAGCTTACGCATGAGCGATTGAAGGAGGCCCTGTCTTGCGACAAGGGGACGGGTCTCTTTCATTGGCTCGTTGCCACAGCTCAGGCGCTTCGATGACAAGAACGAGGCCCATAAGGCTTACTTGCTGGAAGCTGGAAAGCTGTTCGGCGAATACGTTAGGGCGGCGTAAAGGAATCAAACCGACATGACCACGACCAATTTCCCTGACGGCGCTACCAATTCCGGCGGCAACGGAGCACTGGCGTCCATGATCGACATGGACCCGACGCTGCTCCACACGTACTTCAACGATTTCAATACCTACACCGCAGGCGATTGGGTAGT